ATTCGCAGCAACAAGTTATTTATTTTAGGGAGAAAAAATGGCAAGAAGACAAATAGAAGAAACATACTATACATTTAACCCAGCAACAAATACCATTGTTGTCCCTAGAATCATTCGTCAAGACCGCCTGATGCTAATTACAAATACCACTGCGGGTACAGTAATCTATAATTTTTCAGACCCAAATATCAACGCTTACTCATTTACTGTAGATAATGAAGTTGGATATGATCCAAAGACAACAATCGTATTAAAGTATAACTGCAACGGAATGAATGCTAATGATAAGTTAGCAATTATCGTAGATGAAGTTGCAGAAACAATGACATTTACAGAGCCTCTTCTTGATGCAGTAAACAAGCTTAGAGTAGCCCCACCGCAATCACTTATTGATACAGACTTTGAATATGGTGTTCAGGGTTCTAAGTGGGAAGCACTTGTTCTTACAGCAAACTACCCATCATTCTTCTCTAGAGCAACAGGTGGAAACTCATTTGACCTTCTATCTATGACTGGTGACGGAGCATCACCAAGATCACTTGTTACAGTAACAGTTGTGTCACCTGCTACAGATTTAGCAGCTGGAGATGTTATCTCTGTTCAAGATTCACTAAGTCCATTATCAGAAGGAACATATCCAATTCAAACCGTATCTGCTGACGGATATACATTTACATTTAGAGCCTCTGGTGTAGTAACTGGAAACCTAAGAGACGGAACACTTACCGCAGTAACAGGCGGAGGAATTTATGACAATGCACATATCCCAGGAGGAAATGCTGCAGCTGGTTTAAATGGTTGGTCAGCATATTCTGACGAAGCAACAGAATCTACAATTACAGTAACAACAAGCAATCCACATGGACTTCTTCCAGGAACACCAATTCTTATTGGAAACCAAAACCCAGCATGCCCAATTGCTGGAACATGGAGAATCTTCAACGTATCTTCTCCAAACCAATTTAAGTTTAAAATGACATCTGCAGTAACAAATGCCTCTATGGTTACATCTGGAGTAGGTCTTTATGCAAAGCCAAACGGATATGTACAGCACCGCCCATTTGATGGTGGAGTTATTCTTTCAACAACAGATAACGTTTGCGGAGTTAGAGTAATTCGTCAGACACGTAGATACTTCAGATATCAGTCTGGTAAGGCTATGCAGTTCTCAACAGGTGTTAAGTTTACACCTACATTTGATATTGATGGAATTACAGTTGCTGGAGTTCTTCCAGGAAGCCAGACTGTAACAGTTCAAACAATTCAAGACCACGGCTTACAGCCAGGAGCTAAGATTAAGATTGAAGGTGTTGTAACAGCTGGTTCATACAACCCATGGAATGGAAAGTTTGTAGTAACCAATATCCTTGGTACAAACTCATTCCAATATAACATGGTTCTTACACAAGGATTATCAGCTACAGATCAGTTCCCAGGTGGTATTGATGTTAAGGCTACAGTTTACGAGTGGGACGGAGCAGCAACACGTTGTGGTCTATATAATGATCAGAACGGATTCTTCTTTGAATACGACGGAACTTATCTATATGCGGTAAGAAGATTCTCAAAGAAGGAACTATTCGGAAGACTTTCTGTTACACAGTATTCAAATATTGTTACTGGACTTGGAACACGATTCCGTAAGCAGCTCCTTGTAGGAGACCAGATTGTTATCAAGGGTGCTAACTATACAGTAGCTGAAATTTCAAGTGACACAAGAATGGCAATTACACCTGCATACAAAGGTGCTACAAATGCAACATCAAGATATCTTATAACTCAAGAAATTCGTGTTCCTCAGACAGAGTGGAATATGGATAAGATGGACGGAACTGGTCCTACAGGCTATACCCTTGATACAACTCAGATGCAGATGGCATACATTGACTATACATGGTATGGTGCAGGATTTATTAGATTTGGATTTAGAACAACAGAGGGTAATATTTCATATTGCCATAGAATGCCTAACAACAATACAAATACAGAAGCTTACATGCGCTCAGGAAACCTTCCTGCACGTTACGAAGCAATTAACTCACCATTCTTTAATACAAAGTTAAAGGCTGGCGGTAATGGAATTGTTGGATCTGCACTATCATCATCAGAAATTCTTATGTATGTTGATAGCATTAAGTTCTGGCCAACAGAAGGCTGGCTGATCATTAAGGACAGCTCAGCAGTAGAACTTTGCTCATATACAATTACAAACCCAGTATATAACCAAACAGCTCAGGGGTATGCAGTTAATATTAACCGTAGACAACCTATGACATCATTCTTTGGTGGTACACCATGGGCACTTAGCGGAACTCAAAACTCAGTAACATTCACACCAGATGCAACAATTACTAATGGATCTGGAACATCTCAAGTATCAGTTCAAACAATTACAAATACATGTGCTCCAGTTATCTCACACTGGGGATCATCAGTAATTATGGACGGAAGATTTGATGATGATAAGAACTTCATCTTCACAGCTGGTATGCAGCGATTTATGAATATTGCAGGTTCTGGTACAGTTACAGCAAAGGTAACATCTAAGGCAGCGTCAGCAGGAACAGCTACCCTTACAACAGCAGCAAACCATGGACTCCAAGCTGGATATCCAGTTTCGGTTTCAGATGTTAATACAAGAGCTGTTATCACATCTATAGTAAGAACTTCTGCAACAGAATTAACATTTACTACTTCTGGTGCACACAACTTTATTGTAGGTTACAACGTAAATATCACCAACACAACTCTATCTAATAGAGGGTCTACTGGATTGGTTGTAACAAATGCAATTCTAACGGTTGCAAACGGAACTAGAACAATTGCCACAGTTCCAACAACAAATACATTTACAATTACTTTAGCTGGTGCATATGGATATACAGCACAGCCACAAACTTCATCAGCACTTGCGATTGAAAATACAACATTTAACGGAACTTATACAGTATCTGCAGTTACAGCAAATACTATTCAGTATACAATACCAAACTCAACATCAATTCCAGCTTCGATTGTTACTCCAAACGGAAGCATTCAGCAGTCATTTGGTTCTGCAGCAGTTCCAAGACCACTGATCTCAATCAGAATTGCACCTTCAGCAGATAACGGAATTGGTAGAAACTATGGTATCCGTGAAGTTATCAATACAATGCAGCTACAACTTTCAGAACTAGGAATCTTGGCTCAAGGAACATTCCTTATTCAGGGTCTATATAACGTAGCTAAATTCCCAAGTGGAGTTAATATCCCATCAGACTGGGAGCTCAAGAGAGTTCCAGGTGGATCACTTGCACAGGTAATTTATCATGATGGAACTGGTGAAATTGGTTCAACTGTAACAACACCTATTAGTACAGTGCAAGGCGGAGACCAGGCGTTTGCTTTCTACGTATCTGGTACCGCTACAGATTACAACACAACAACATTCAATCTTTCAAAGGTTAGAGATCTTGGAACATCTATTCTTTCTGGAAATGGTAACTCAACTGCTCCAGGATTCCCAAATGGTCCAGATATTTTAACAATTGTTGCAACTAACTTAGGTTTGACATCTTCAGATATTTCAGCTCGTCTTTCATGGACAGAAGCTCAGGCTTAAAAGGGAGAAAAAGTGCCAGACTATAGCACACTTAATGATGAAATCACAATCTTAAAATCTAAGATTGATGGACTAACTTCTCAGACCCTTACAGCAGAAGACATAATGTATGTCGCTGAGTCACTCACTATCCTAGCAGAATCCCTTGGTGTAAAAGATATAGTTGGGGCAACAGCGGCAGCGGTAACAGCTATTGAAGATGCAACAGATGCAGCCATAGTAGTTATTAATGGAACCGCAAATGGTGCAGCAGTATCAACACTTCAGACTGCATATAATACTCTTCAAGCATCATACAATAACTTAGCTCCAAGAACCACATCTCTTGAGAGTCAGATAAACTCACAATCTTCAGCAATTGCTACAGCTTCAGCTCAGGCAGCGGCTGCATCATTCAATCCTTGGCAACAGATTACTGGAACGTCATACCAAGCATTTGCAAAAGATAGACTTATGGTTGTTCCAGTTGCAAGCCAAGTAATTACACTTCCACCTGGCCCAATCACTGGAGATGTAGTTGAAATTATTGATATTGCAGGAACAGCTGGAACAACAAACTTTACAGTTAATAGATCTGGAGAAAAAATTCAGGGTATAGCAGAAAACTTAGTCTTTAACGTAAACAGCAGACACATTAAATTATTATATACAAATAGCACATATGGATGGAGGATACTACAGTAATGGCAGATTTAAATTCACTTATTACTTTAAGCTCAGGGCTTAAGGCAGCAGACCTCGCATCAATTGGAGTTACTGGATCAGCACTTGGAATTACCCCAGCATCACTTGGTGTTGTAGATGCTGAATCAAGAATATTTAAAGAAGTAACAGATGGCTCAAGAAGACCATATGGTATACCAAGCATTAATACTGTCAATGAAAGAAGACAGGCCTGGTGGCAAATCTGGGCTAACTCAGACCCATGGACTAACTATTATAACTACCTTACTGGAACAACACAGGCGGACTGCGAAAGAGCATTCTGGTTTGGCTTAGGTGTAAATACAAGACAAAATACAGTTGGATATAATACACAATCAGACCTTCATGGAATTGGACAAATTCAGTGGGCTAAGAACTCAGTAATGGGTGGAGACAGCGTTCACATTGCACACAATAGAGACACAGCATACTCACCATTTAGATCAAGAGTAATGTTCTTAAGAAACCATCACCCAACCACAGCAAAAACAGTAACTATGTGGGGTCACTATACAAATTATTGGGCATCTGGATATGATGGCTCTGGAGTTGCAATTGGCACACCGACTACAAATGGGTCTTATGCTGGAACAACTGATATTAACTGGACAGTTCCAGTAAATAGAACAGGCGGAAACTCATATTATGAGTGGTCATGGAACGTAACAATTCCAGCCAAAACAACAGTTGCGGTTCTTCAAACAAATACAATGTACTACTGGCAGTCAGGCTACGTAGCTTGGTACTTGGACTCAAATGTATTTTATGATATGCATAATACATTTTCTGATTTCTGGATTCAGCCAGACCTTAAAATGACACAGGCTGCAGCAACATATAATGATCAGTTAAATGAGTTTAATATTAAAAACTCATATAGAGTATGGCAAAGAACTGCAGAACTTTATGGAGATAGATAATGTCAGAATCAAGATATATGAATTTTACTGAGGATGGGATACAAGCCCAGACAGCACTCTTTGAAGAAGATCCAGGAGCTGGCTGGTATAAGGTTCCATTAAATATAGATGGTAAATTATATAAGTTAGTAGATGGAAAAGTTTCTCCTATGACCGATAAACAAGCTAGCTCATATAGAGAAGACCTAATCATGAGTACTAAACTTTCTGATGCTAGATTTCAAAGGGATAAAAAGTTGTCTGAGTCTGATTGGACTCAACTTCCTTCTTCTCCCCTGTCTGATGCTAAAAAAGCTGAATGGGAAATATACAGACAGGCTTTACGTGACTACTTAGAAGTATTAAGTAGCGATCCAGAAGCCCCATTCCCAGCAGAACCGCAATAATAACGGTCATGCTATAATTAATACAAAGAGGTGGTAGTAAAAAATGACTGACTATTCAACACTTGGCACCCAAGTAACATTAGCCAAAAATAAGATTGATGCTTTAACAAGCTCAACACTAGATCCACAGGACCTAGTATTCTTAGCTAAGGCTTTAGAGACACTAGGCAACTTACTTGGCGTCAACGATATCATTGGTGTAACAAATAGCTCTATTACAAGCGTTCAAAGCGCTGCAGCAGGTCAGGTCAACCTTGTTACTGCCGCTGGAGCAACACAGATTGCAGCAGTAAACACATCTGGTACAACTCAGATTGCACTGGTCGCCGCAGCAATTAGCAACTATACTTTATACGCAAACATGGGAGTAATATAAGATGGCTACAATTAGCTTACCAGCAAGACTATATAGCGGCGTAGTACCAAACACATCAACACAGATTTGGACATGCCCAGCAGGTGAAACAGATGTTATTACATCAGTTACAGTTGCAAACCTAACAAACGTTGCAAATCAGTGCACACTGACATTTGCAGGAACAGATTTCTTCAAGAACCTTGACTTGGCTCCACGCCAGATCACAGTACTTGATTTTAAGCAGGTATTAAACGCAGGAGATGCTATTTCAGTATCAGCATCAGTAGCAAGCGCAGTAAGCTTGTTCATCTCAGGCGTAAAAGTAACAAACATATAATAGAAATTTAGGAGACCATTTAAATGGCAGTAGCAAATAGCACCATACAGCTAATCATTCCAGGTATTGATAAGCTAATTGCAGACAGCTTTGTGAGCGCTATCGCTGCAAATGCAACTGTGCAGTCTATCCAGACGAATATTCAAAATGCTGGAAGTATCACTGACATTCAGACCGCATTAACAGCATTAACTACATCAGTTAATAATCTGCCAAATAAAGAACCTCTACCTAACTTTGCAACACTCTCCAACAGAGATAATGATCCAAGATTTACTGTTTATAACAGTGATATGAGAGAGCTTTATACAGGACGCCCAGATACAAACGCTGAAATGTGGTCAGCATGGACTGGAAATAACTATACAAATGGAAATATTGGCGCCAACGGATGGACATCTTACTGGATGGGAGCAACACCATTCTATCAAGCAGATACTCACTGGTACTGGAGACTTTCTGAAGGGTACTACACATACCCATCAATGAACCCAGACGGAATGAACTCTTGGATGCCATTCTGGGGAGTAATTATTGGACTTAATGGAAAGAGACAAAAGATCTCTGTATGGTCACAAAATAGCACCTTAAGAGTTGGATTCAGAGGAATTCAAAACGGATACTTAGAAGAATTAAATATGAACAGCGCAACATACGCTACTTGGTTTGGCGGAACTCAGTACGGAATGTTTTCCTATAATGAAAGAACTGGAACAGTTGTAGTCATTGAAGCAAAGGACGGAAACAATAACTACCGTCTACACAGATGGATTAATACTGGAACAGGTAGATCATTTAACCAGTCAAACTATAAGGCTGGAATGCTGGCTAGATTCCTATCTGAAGCTAAGTCTGGACTTACAGTAAATGGTTCAGCATCTTATAACTACTATGATTTCCAATGGCAAGCAAATGCTTCACAAAACTATGATGAGTCAAGATATCGCATGCGTATTGTTATAGGAGATAATGGAATTATTGGAATGCAAAGATTCGTTCCGTCAAACATTACTCACTATGCTACATACACACCATCATCTGGTACTTTAAATACATCATTTAATACAATTTCAAATACAACATCATATGGATATGAGCAGGGACAAAAGTACGGCGCTAGACACATGATCACCTGGGATAATAACTGGGTAGCAGCATATAATGTATACTATTACTATGGGTCAGGAATGAATGTGTTCTTCATTGATACAAGAGATCCTAGAAATTACTACACAGGTCAATATGGATCTACAGATAATGGATGCGCCCTTGTTCCTTTTCAAAAGAATAAGTTTATGTGGTCGTACCACGTATCAAACTCAGACGGAACATCTGGTCAGAGATTAGCAATTGTTGATCTTGAGGGTCTAAAGAATAATGGTAGAACAATATCTGGTACAATTGCTAATGGAGCTAACTTAGATCTTACAAAGAATATAATGAACGGTATATTTGATACAAAGTATACAAGCACAAACTATACATATCTAATGCCAATGCCACGTTGGATGAGAAACATTTAAGGAAAGAAGGAGAATAGAATGAAGATAAGCTTTATGGGCGAAGGATTTGCAGGTCAACTTTTAGAAAATGGAGACTATGACCTTCCAATTGAGTCAGATCTCCCACATCGATTTGAACTAAAAGATGGCGTAGTCGTAGATAAGTACGATGGCGTTTCTGACGAAGAGGTAAAAAGAATTGATCACGAAGCAGCTATGGCTGCACGTGAAGAAATAATTGCTAAGGTAGAAGCTGGAGATGAAGAAGAGCATAATATTCCACAAGAGCTTCCACCACTAGGTGCTGTAACTCCAGCAGAGGATAACTAATATGCCAATAACACAAACACCTTCTTCTATAGTACCAGCACTTTGGACATATACATATGTCCAGGCTCCTATTAACGGTCAAGGTAACCCATACTTCAATATACCTTCACAGTTCACAGACCTTGGAACAAAGACATCTGGAACTCTTACATTAGACCTTTCAACATCAAATGTATTTAAGGTAACAGCAGGTGGAGCATTTACAGTAGCATTTTCAAATATTGCTTCAACAGCTAATACAGCGCAGTTTTGGCAGTTAGAGATTAAGGGTGGTGGTAGCTATGTTCAAACATGGCCAGCATCAGTAATCTGGGATGGCGGTGGAGCATCAAACATTTCGCCAGTTCTTTCACTTGATACAACAGTATTAAATTTTTACACAAGAAATAACGGCACAACCGTTTACGGATCATACGCATATTCTGATTTGAAGATATAAGAGGAGCAATAAATGGCAATTTCAACTAGTAGCACATCAGTAGACCTTCCTGGCATTGGAGCAACATTTGTATCCAATATGGATGCTGCTTTAAACTCTAGCCCAGTAATGCTCAACATTCTTCTTAACTCAAATATCCAGGGCGGGTTAAATACTCTTACAACTACAGTAAATACAATTAGAACTACAGTTGCAGACCTTCCAGATAAAAATCCTCTTCCAACAATAGCAACATTTTCAAACTATCAAAATACTCCAGGTTGGCAAATTTATGACTCAGAATTACAGCCAATTGGTGGAGCAAATGGATCAACAGACTTTGAAATTCAAGCAGACTACACTGGTCAAAACTATACTACAAATAACTGGAGCTCATCTAGCTTAACAAATAGCTGGGTTGGAGCAACTCCAATGAACCAACAAGATGGCAACTGGTTCTTAAATATTCCAGGAAGAGGATTTCATATTGAAGGAATTTATGCCCGCAACCGAGGCACCATGGACTCACATATGCCGTATTTTGGTACAATTATTGGTGATCGTGGAGTAAGACAAAAGTTTTCTCTAAGAACAAATAACTCTGAAATTCAGATTATGCCAAGAGGCGCAAGCAACTATATTGAAAACTTAAATTTAAATAATACAGCATATGCTACTTGGGCAGGCGGAACTGGGTACGGAATGTCAAGCTATAATCAAAGACAACGTAAACTTATTGTTATTGAAGCTAAAGATGCTGCAAATAATTATCGCATGCATGTGTGGAGAAATACAAATTTAAACAGAGATTTGAATGCTGAGCAATTTGACGTAGGAACACTACACTTATTCCTATCAGAAGCAAAGACAGCTGGAACTCCAGCTGCTACAACAACTGGTGTTTACTATTACTACAACGATTTTCAATGGCAGCAAGATAACTCACAAAACTATACAGAGTCACGCTATAGAATGCGTATCACTGCTGGAGATAACGAGCATGTTGGACTGTCAAGATTTGTGCCATCAAATATTACACACTACGCAACATTCCAACCAAATATTGCGTCTACATCTGGAACATTAACTACTAGAGGTGGAATTGGAAATACAACATCCTATGGATGGGACCAGGGTGTACAGTATGGAATTAGAAGCAATATCACATGGGATAACTATTGGTTAGCTTCATACTCGCCATATTACTACTATGGTGCAGGTATGTGTACAGTATTCAATGATACTAGAGACCCACGTAACTTCTACTTTGCGAGATATGGAGATACAAACAATGGATGCCAGCTAATTCCTATTAACGAAGACGAGTTCTTGTTTAATGCTTCAGTAGAAAATGCTGATGGTCAAGTAGGTATGAGATTGTCAATCGTAGACATAGGTGGCATCTTCCAGTTCGGTAGAGATGCAACAACTACTGGAATTACAAACGGTGCAACAATTAATATGCGCCCAACTACATTCCTCTACAGCTTTGATACAAGATATACATCGACTAACTATCCATGTATTGTATCCCCACAGCACTGGACAAATGGATAACATATGTACTATGCAATCATCAAAGCCAATAAGATAGATAAGTTCGGCACTCTAAAAGACTTATTTCCAACAGCTGGATTCCCACCAACTGGTCCAGACGAAGCATTTATGAAAGACAATGATCTTCATACAGCGCTTGAGTATATTGATCATAAGCCTACAACACATAAGCTTGTTTATTGTGATCCATATATACTAGAAGATAAAGTTTATTGTGTAGTTGCAGAAAAGTTTACTAAGGCGGAGGCCACAGAAAATAAAGATGCACTAGCGGCATTTGAAGCATTACAGGGGGAATAACATATGCTAAGTAATCAAAGATCTATTTATAAAAGAGCTAGATACAGCCAATATGGATTAAGCCTCTGGATTGATGCAACAGCTATTGACAATATTCAAAGAGATGTAAATGGAAAGATTGCAGTTGTTGAGGATAGATCACAATATATCAGACACTTAAATCAGCCAACACAGGCAAATAAGCCAACATTTGTATTGTCTGGAATTAACTCTCTTCCATGTATTAGATTCAACGGAATAGATCAGTTCTTAAATATGTCAGACCCAACACTATCATGGCTAACAGCATCATCATTTACAATCTTTTATGTAGCTACAAAAACATCACAGGCTTCTAACTCGTTTGTTTTAGGCGGACAGTCAGCTGGAACTAGAGCGAATCTTGCAGCAGGATATACCGCTGCAAATACACATAAGATAGTTTTTGGAAATGACGATGCAACAACAATTGTTCCACTAAAGACTCCAGGGCAGCCAGAGCTTTATAACATATCATTTAATGCAGCAACATTAGAAAGAAGAGTAAAGCGAAATGGAACAACTGTAGGACTTGGATCTTCTGGTGGATCACTTGCTGGAATGACTGGGCAGGCAATTGGAAGATATCTAACAACATATGGTCAGTTTGATCTTGGAGAATTAATTATTTACAATAGAACACTAAGTGATTATGAGACAGGCCAAGTAGAGCGTGACTTAATCTCTAAGTGGACAATTAGCTAGGAATCTAAATATGGCATATATACCAACAAGATTTGCTGGTCCTGTAGCAATGACTACAGTACCAATGCTTTTAAGGACATTTACTTCCGCTGCTATAATTAAAGAGTTCACCCTTACAAACACAAGTAACGGCGTGTTGTATTTCTCTTTAGCTATGGTACCAAGCGGAACAGAATACGGACTAGATTCACAAAAGATATATAGTGTTGTTTCAATTGAAGGAAATGAAACTATAACTCTTCCACACTCCCTAGTTGTTAATTCAGGAGATAAGATTTACGGCTTTGGAAGTATTCCAAATCTGATTAACGCTACAATAAGCGGCGTATCAGTTACAGCTAATTAATTATAACAACTATGTAAGGAGAATATCATGAAAATTGTACAGGTGCTGTTTGATCAGCCTGGCCAAGCATTTAATGATATCTCTGGAAAAAATACAGCAATAACAAAAACTGGAACATTTAAGCCTGCACCACCACTTACCTCAAGAACAAATAATTCAGTATTAATAGACACAACTAATTCATTAACAATCGTTGATGTTCCAATTGGTAAAAGAACCCACGAGCAAGAGTCTTTTTCAATATCATTTTATCTAAAGCTTGGAAGCTCATTTGCAGATCAAGCAGACATACTTTTTGATAGCACAAATGGGTTAGGATTTAGAGTTGCTCAGTCAAACATCTCATTTGGCGTATCAAGCGTAGATGCAATTTATTATGTAAAGCATAAGCTTCAAACGATATCCAGAAGGCTTCTTGTCACGGCATCATACTCTGAAAGAATACTATCGCTATCTATCGACGGCACAATCCAAGATCAAATACAGCTACCAGATGACTTTGAGTTTAAATCAACATCTACACTATCACTTACCTCAGCTGTTCCATCAAGCTTTATAA